GTCATACTTTTGCTGCTATTAATATTAGTGAATTACAAAATACCGCTAACTTTGTTGCTCCCGGCATGGGTGATGGAACTAATCCAATTACAGTTCAAACTGCAAATGGTCCGTTCCCTGCTAATTATAAAGTTGTTCCAATTGGAGGCACTGCTACTTATAGCGGTAATCCATCGGAGCCTGTTACTACAGCAAATACTAGTGCTCCATTCTTTAGAGACACTGCTGTTAATATGATTGTTGAAATGACTGAACGTAGAAAATTAGTTCCGGGTACTGGTGCAGGTCAAACTGTTGGTGCACCTAATAGTGATGGTGTTAATGTTTTTTACTATTTTCAAATGCCTAATGCTATTGTAGGACCTTGTTAAGGAGTAAGCTATGAGTCCAGTTCCATCTAAATGTTGTACTACTGAATTTTTTCAAGCAGTCAGATGCGATAATTCTTGCTTTAAACAAGACGTAGCCTATATTGATGTAACCGAATTTACAGGTAAAGCACCCAATATTCAATATGTTCGTTTTGGTACAGATGATGATGGTGACGATCTTTGTTGGTTTGTAGATAGAACGCAAACTCCCGGTTCAGCTCCTGTGGGTGCTACAATTATGACAGGTTTGAACGATGCTTCAGATTTTTTTGATAGTGAAGATGATATTCTAATTGAAAGTGCTACACAAGACGATAAACTTTGGGTTGTTGTAGCTGATTGTCGTAAAACAGATTATGATGTAATTTTAAAAGGTGGTTCAGAAGCTCAATATCTTATTAATGATGCCACTAAAGCTGAAAATTTTAAGAAAAGATTTGGAAGTAGCACGACAACTATAAGTAATAACTGCCTTATTCCAAGACAGCAATTTTTTGCTTTTAATTCTAGAACAGCAAATATTGATGGATCTACTACACACCAAGGAAACTCTGGATCAGGAAATCCAGATCCAATTGCAGTTGGTCGTTTTATTAAAATTACTGGTAATCTAGTAGATATAAATGGAAGTGCTGCTAATGTATATAGTAATGTGGTTGGAAATAATGCAGCAGAATCTGGAACAATTGGTTCAAGTATTACTGATGGAATTTTTAGAGTTATTGATATTAAAAGACAAACTAAACCGGGCACAATTAATTTAACATACTTTAGAAATATTGATGCATATATTGCAAATCCTGTTATTACTCAATTAGATGTCAATTGTTCTGATTGTTTGCAAGCATATTTAAATGCGGAAGGACAGGGCGGTACAAATGCAACTTTTGATACTGTTATTCCTTTTTCTGTAGCTAATAATTCTACATTTGGAGCAGCTCTTATTAATAGTTCTCCGTTAACATGGCCTTGTAGAGTTAATGTTAATAGAACATTTGATATTAGATGTGACAAAGTAGAAGTACCTAGTTCAAGTATAAATAAAATGAGAACTAGAAGTGCAATAATTCAACCTAATCAAACAACTCTTACAGCTACTTCAATTAATTGTGAAGATGATAGTGATAATTCACCAATACCACTTGGATCTTTTGAGTTTTGTTACAATAACCCTCTGGCTGATAATATTCCTTGCGGAACTTCAATTTTTAATGAACATCGTAAAGCCAATGCTTCTATAGAAACGGTTACAATTAATACAGAGTATACTAGAAATGTTAGAATGGTAAATAATAATCTTGAACCTGTTACAACTGGATGCGGCACCGATGTAAAAATTTCAAGACCTGCAGGTGGAAGCACTGTTTTAGATTTTGATTATATGTTAAATTCTGTTAGTATTACTTCAACTGGCAGTGGTCCTATTACTGGTGATAGTTTGCATCTTTCAGTTTTTCCTACAGAAGAAGCAACTAATGCATTAGAGGTAGCCATCTTGCCCGGATGGGTAGATGCTCAAGAACGAAGATGTGGAGAGTTTAATCTTTGCAATGATATATCTCAAGGTGGTGCTGTTGTTCCTGATGGTCATCTTGCTTTTGATGAATTTTCTGATAAACCAGTTATTAAAGGCAAATATGAACCTGTCACGCCAAGTATTGGTTTAGATCATGATAATAAAGTTTATCATGGTCGTATTGGATGGATGACTAAAACTGGTGAGATTATTCCTATGTTACGATATAGTAATTATTACTGTACATCAGCTAATTCAAAAGATCAAAATTCAAATCCTTTGCCTAGTGTTTTAGGAATTAATGGGGTTATTGCAGATGATGCTGCTAGATTAGGAAATATTGATCTTGTTGTCCCACTTGCTCCTCAGGTTGAAATAGCAGCCGGTTTTAATGTTAATGGTTTTCTTCCTTCGCAACAAAGAACTGCTGTTGTAGCTGATGGTGGTAGATCAGATGCAGTTACAGATCCTACTGATGGTGCTCAGCGATGTTTTCCGGGTAAAACTCATCAGTCTAAAATTACATTTGGATCTCCTAGAGTAGATGGTAATTCTATTTCATCCCTACCTTTCTTTTTACAAAGTTATTGTGTAGGAGATAATAGTCATTCTTATCGACCGGGAACACATGCTTGTGTAACTGGAAATGATTCAGAAATAGCAGAATACGAAGCAGAAAAAAATTGTGATAATTCTAATTTAGCTAGTAAAAAAACAAATTGTCCTAAATATAATACTCCTAATGACTGTACTCCGGGTAATCTTGGTAACTGTAGAGATCTACATTTTCTAACTAGTCCTAGCCCTCTTGCCTTTATAATTTCAAATAATAAAAAAACTAAATTTAATGGATCTCAAACTGGTGTTGACTTTAGTGTGTTTAGTCATAACTATGCTGGTAATGGTAAGAACTATACAGATGGTGGATTATCAGGAGATAAGTATGAATTTATTAATACTGTCAATTTTATTGAAACAGGCCCGTCTACACTTCCTTCAGTTCAAAGAGTGGGTATAGATTCAGAATGGTCCAGTGTTATTATTGAAGCACAAGATCCGTATACTAAGGGATGTGAAGGTTGTATGCGAACAGTATTTAATGATAGTAATTATCAAATTCCATTTGAAAATGATCCACCAGATGATTTTACTACATTAGTTATACCACCTACATTAGCTAGGCTGGACACTATTCCATTGGATTAAGAAAGGATATTATATGGCTAGAGCTGTATCAATGATTACGTTTAAAGATAGAGAAGATAATAAAGTTTATAATATTAGAGTGATTGTTAATGATAATTTTTCAATTGAACATAAATATGTTGGAGAAGTATTACCTGAAGTTTATTCAGAACCTAAGGAAGAAGCTCCACAAAATATTGGTGATAAGGTTGAAGGTTTCATTGATCGCGTTACCGGAGGACAGCTAAAGAAGTGCGGAGGCTGTGCCAGACGTAAGGAAATGCTTAATAAGCTACAAGGAGCTAAAGATGAACAACAAACTTCAACAACTTCAGGAGATGCTGTTTGAGGCATTGATTTCTGATTTAAATGATCCAGTTACACGAGGTCCGGGTTTATATGCTGTAGTTCGTGGTGTTTTAAATGACCACAAAGATAGCGTAGATCTTTTACCTCAAGAGGCTATTGAAAATTTAGAACAAGCAATGGCTGACTCAGCCCCCTTTCAGGTAAAGGTGGGTTAAAATGCAAGAGATAGTTTTTATTGAATTGGTGGTGGGAGCCGGAATTATTAATTTTTTATGGCAGATTCAAAAAGAACTTGGTAAAATTAATTCTAATTTAGAAAACTTACATCATATTGTAGATGATCACGAAAACAGATTAAGAAATATTGAGGATCACTTTTAATGAATATACCCCCAGAAATGAAAAACGACTTTAGGAATCACCTATGGGCATGTTTTAAATATCTGGGATTAGGTGAACCTACGCCTGTGCAATATGCTATGGCTGATGCTTTACAAAATGGTCCTAAAGATATGCAGCTACAAGCTGGTCGAGGATTTGGTAAGTCGGTAATTACTGCATGTCTTGCTTCTTGGTTCCTTGTCAAGGATGCAGATGCCACTATCATGGTTGTATCAGCTACAGGTAATAAAGCTGTAGAATTTATTAGCATGACCCGAAAGATTTTAGATCTTGTACCGTATTGTGAACATCTTAAACCCGGAGATCATACTACTGATAATGCTTTTAGTTTTC